GGTTTGCCGTTCATTGCTTTCTTTTTTTTGAGGCTCCAGCTTTTGGGCATAGGCAAAATGAATTCAACGGCAAAGCTGTCTGGAAGGTGAAACTTCTGGTTGTGAGCCTGAAGCCGTAAGGTGTCGCAGAAAAGCCGATAGCGCAAAACCTCCGGCCTGACTCGCCACTTATCAGAGCGGCTTTGGCGAGGTTTCGGAACGGGTGAAACATGAAACGTGATCAAGCAGCAACCGTCTGCACTAGCTTCGCAAAATATTGGCTTGGTGAATCGGTTTTGCTCGGTTTGTCCACTTTCACAGGTGTCTCGTCTTTGGTTGTCCAACGAACGATTGAGTCTGAATCCAGCCAGAAGCCGAAAGGTGCGCGACCAATCGCCTCAAAGAACTTCTGGCCTCCGCATGGGTCCAAGCGTTTGCCTGTCGCTTTGAGTTCTGCTTCCTTGATAAGCCACTCGTCTGGTGTCTTACAAGCTTGGGTTCGGTTGCTGGTGTTGCGTTGTGCGTAACTGCGAAAAACGGCAACGGTTGGCAAGAAGTCACTCTTGAACTCTTTCACCATCCGGTTGAAACCTTCTTCGATTTGCTCTTCACTTAGATCATCCAGACCAATCTGCCAAGCTTGAGCGAGTTCTTGGCTTGGCTTGGTTTTGTAAATTGCGCTCAGTTTGCGTAATAGCTCAACGGACTGCATTGACTGTCTCCTTGAAGTTGTTGTTCAATCAAATCCCATTCGTCAGGCTGATTGCTTGGTGAGGCTCGGCTTGGTGCTTCCCAAGCCAGATAATGCTCAATGTTTGAAATTTTCAGAAAAGTTGCGGCATGTTGGTTGGGTCTGCAATGGTTTGTTCCGAACCTGTCCAATCGGCATTCTTCGAGATAGTTCTCTGTCGATTTCTGAATTTCCTCCAAGTTGAACTTTTTGCGAACCGCATTGAAGTTGCGCTCGGCTTTGTCCGGTGTGCCAGAAGCGGCTGGTTTCTCAGTGGGCAAGGTCTTGATTGCAGCCAGCCAACTCTTCCACCAAATCTTGAAATCAGACGGTGATTCTTTTGGGGGGGATATAGGGGGATTGTCTATAGTGATTGTTTTTAATGATTCCTTATTAATAGAACCCTTACGATTCGTAACCCTTGGAGGTGACGATTCGTAACCCTTACGATTCGTAACCCTTACCGATTGTAATGGTTGGGCAAGAAAGGCTTCCAAGGCTTCTGAATTCAGCCGAAACCATAGCTTTGGAGGTGAACCTTTCATTTGCTCTGAAAGAATTCCTTTTTCCTTCAGAAAAGCCTTTGCTCTGCGAAGCACTCTTGCCGTGATTCCGATTTCTTCCCATTCGTCTTCAGTCTTGTAAAACCAGCCAGGTTGATTGTGAAATTCGACAGGCAACCACTCCAAACGGTTCGGGTGGTCTTTGCGGTAAAACTCATCCCACTTCGCAAGCTCTGCCAGTACAACCGCAATCGCTGGGTCTGGACAAGCCTTGAGCAGTTTGTAATTTAGAACAACGTAGTGATTGCCTGCCATCTTAACCTATGCGGCTTCAGTTGCGGTTGCCATGGTTTGAGCGATTTCCTGCTCAACCTGTTTCTGAATCAATTTCAATCGGTCTACCTCGCCTTTTTTCAAGTCACCTCGTTTGGCGTAGGCGTTGGCTAGACTGTTTGCCTCTTCAAGTGCCTCTTGAGTTTGGCAGGATTCAAACTGTTCTTTCAGCAGAAAGAAGGTTTGTGAGCCTTCAGGATTCACAACTTTTGGTGCTGGTGGTTCTTCTTCCTGTGCGTCCGGTTCTGGCGTAATTCCCGATAGGCCAAAGGCTAGTCGAATAGCCTGTTTCATTGCAGCATGGCGAAGCATTCGGCTGGGGTATTGTTTCCAAGGTTGGCTTCCGGTGTTGCACTCGCTCAAGAACTCAGTCACCACGGTTGGTCGCTGACGGTCTTTCCGGTAAATCGTTGCGGTGACGCTCACCACTTGGCCTTTTTCATCTGTTGCATGATTGAATTCGATTCCGTCAAACTGCGGATGCTGATTCATGATCTTGTTCCAGCCATCGACACTCATCACAACGCTGATGCCACCGGATTTTGCCGGAAAGGCGTAAATCTCTCGCGTCAATGGGTTCAGGTTGTGCTGTTTGGCGACTGCAAGAAATGCCATCAAATGCTCTGGCTTGGTTCCACTTGGTAAGACGGTTTTTGACAAGACTTCTTGCAGCTCTTCCGGCTTTACCTGGCACTGTTGTGCCACTTGCACGATTAGGTTTTTTTCGTTCATTGGTTCCTTATTAGTTTTCAAGAGGTTTCACTCCATTCACTTGGATTGTGAAGTTGTTGAAAATGGCTCCAAAAAGCTCGCTAGGCTCAATTGCAAAATTAAGCGTTTCGTAACCTTTGTTCTTTGCCGCAATAAGCTGATCTTCTCTCTGCAACCACTTTTGTTTGTGTTTCTCCCAGACAATTTGAAGTGGCCCTACTGGCAGCATATATATTAAGCCAAGTCCTTTGACATAATAGGCAATGTAATCAGCAAGCAAAGGCTTGCACACCCATCCTGGGCTATTTCTTTGATTATTGCTGACGTACTCAAGAAGTATATCTGTGTAGACTCTGCCGCTTTTGCTTGGGTAGCGTATCTTTTCATCAATCACATAATTCTTGCCACCATCGCAAATTACTTGTCTGTCTCCGCCAAGCCTTTGAAAGTCTGAATCCCGCTGAAAATAAACAGAGCATTTAAAGTTGGGAAAAAACTTTTTGTAGGCTTCTTCCCAAACAGGTAACTCACTATCCAAGTGTGAGTCGTTCAGTTGCTTATAAAAATCGTTCACTGGCTCAGTAACTGATACCTGATAATCTAAGAACAGGTCTAGTTGATTTGGTTGCCCCACTGGCTCCAACCTTCTCTTGCAGTCCTTGCAAAGAGTTCAAGTTTCTTTGCTTCTGAAAAAGCTGAGTCAATCCACTCTATGAATTCAACAGGCTTGGCGCTGTGCTTTGTCCTTGAGTAGCTGAAGATAGAAGAGTGTCTGTGGTCTGGCTCTGGTGGTGAAAAGTTGCCTTTGGTTGCGACAAACAAAAGTTCATGTTGCCCACGAAACCAGTAGCCCATTCCTATTTTTTGCTTGTCCCAGATAGCATGAGTTTTATAGGTCAATCCCCAAGCATCAATGACCATGAAAGCCTCTCTTAACTTTGGTGCTGTTGCCCAAAGCAGCAGCAAACTATCAGCAGCAAAAGGCACTTGCATTTCACAGATTTCATCAATCTTCATGGTTGGGTAGTGATTCGCCAAATCTCTGCTTTGAGTTTCCGCAAAATCATAATCCCAAGGCGGATCTGCATAAACTAAATTGAATTCTCCTTCTGGAAGAACTGTCTTAGGTAACTCGGCATGTTCTGCCTTCTTCTTTTGAAGTTGAAAATCCTTGGATTCTCGCAGCATTAAGGCTTGAGTAAGTTCTTTCTTTTCTTCTTTGGTTTCCTCAATCACTTCTTCAAAAATTACTTCTGGTAAGTCAGCAATCTGTTGCCAGCGCACTGACTGCATTTTTTCAATACCTAAGTCTTTTAGCTTTGGCGTATTCTCCGGTGGTAACACGATGTTACCACCGAGACGCACACCTTTATTCTTCTCCATTTCCTTCAGTAACTCGCCACCTTTGCGCTCGGCTCTAAGCTTTGTTTCTGCGGCCTGATTCTGCATTTCTAAAGAATAACCAGCAGCCTTAACATAAGCCTTTATGGCTTCCGCTTGATCTCGTATTTCCTTGATTTCTTGCAGTGTCAAAGCTTCTGCTAAAGCTCTCTTAGCTGCGTCCAGTTTAACGAGTTGCATGATATGCCAAGGCTGGAATATAGAAATCTTCCTCTTTTAATCTTACACCACTGTAGACATAGGTCGGATTGGGCCGCCTCTGTCTGGTCTTCTCCACCTGCAACTTCGCAAGATCTCTAGTGATTCGATTGGAAGACGGAAACATAGTATAACCATTGGATGCACACCAGTCCTTGTACCTTTGGATAAATTGATTCTTTACTACTTCTCCTTGACCAAGGACACAGCACTCTGCTAGAAATCTTTTTAGTGAATGAGTTTTTAGCAGGTAGTGCTGATACTCTAAGCTCATGGATATTGAAGGACTGTAATTCCATTGCTGCTTTTGAAGCCTTTTTATCGCCTCTGTACAGCCGCTTGATTTGCTTCCTGAATCATTAGATTTCTTTTCTTGGTTATAATTTTGCCAAGTCAAATCATGTTCAAATTGTTGACTTTCAAAAAAATTTAAAGCGTCTTTTTCTAAAGCGCTAATTATGTCCTCAGTCATAGGTCGATACTTCGAAATTTTTGACAATGTCACAAATTCAAAAATTTGTTCAGGTTTTAATTCAAACCATTCGCCTCTCGTTCTTAAATCAACATATCTTTGATGCAACACCTTTTCTAAAAATGAGGCATTATCAGTTAAGATTTCTTCATGTAGTATAATTTCATGTGGTGCTTTTGTGCCGTTAAGTTCTTTTAATCTGTCTTCACCAGATCGCGCTGTTTTCCCTATTTTATAGTAAGAACTTTGACCATATTGCATTAAATAAACTGATCCCTTTAAAAGATTATCACCTAACATCAATTGAAAGTTCTGAGGTTGTAATTCCTCATTATCATTGTTATCTATATTTAAAGAAGGTTCATAATCATCCGGCAGCCAACTCATATTGCCTCTTTAAGGTTCGCGCCTTCCAGCCAGCTTGAGCTTGAGTTGAGAAAAGCTGTATCGCTTGCTCCGGCACATGAATGATTGCCCGTTTTTTTAGGGAGGATGGGCAAAACCGAATAACCGGAAGGCTTAATCTATAAAATCATCCTCATATTCAGAAGGTTTTGAACCTTCCACCCACACTGGATTCAGGTATTGGGTTATTTGTCCACCTCTGCGGATGAACGTCAGAATCTCTTCTGGAAAAAGTGAATCAGCCGGAACTTCGGTTGAGGTGACTGAAGCGTTGTTCCACTTCTCTTTGACCTCAACCTGCTTCTTGGCCTCAATCTCTAGCTCT